GGAACATCACTTGACTTGGCGATACGTTCTGTGTAATATATCTAGCAGGGGTATCGCGACCATATTCTTCATCATAATGAAGTTGTATGGTTTTTGGTAATTTTATAATGTAAACATAATTACCATAATCTGTTGCATCAAGGATTTCTGTAAGTTGACGAAAACGCTTGATAAAGTCTAAATTGAAATTTCCAGAACTTTTATACATTCCACGAAGTTTCCAAAGGTAGACACGAGCATTCGGATAACGAATTCTATCATCGAATTCTTCATCTTCAGATTCTGAACTTTTCGCCTTGATACCTTGTGTTGTAATAATTGAAGGCTTTACTGGAGAAAAATGTAAAAATAAATTATCAAAATCGATGTCATCTAGGTCATAATATCCTTTATCGACACTATGCATTTTCAGAAGATGAATCGTTCCGGTATTAACAATCGATACATACCAGCCATATTTTTGAATAATGTTATCAAAATCTTTTAACGTTAAACCTTTTTCTTCTAATTGATCTAACAAAGGTTTCTTTAAAATCAAAAAATTGGCAATACTATCATACTCGGGTAATTCGGTTCCTTTAGGAAGATTGATAATAATATCGTCATTATTGTATACAAGGTCCAACAATTTATTAGCTGGCACGGATGTTTCTAAAAATTCGCGAAGTATCATATAATTTATTTATATATACTTCAGAATGAAACTTTTTATTTGCCATTTTCCTGGATGTACTTATAAGACAGAAGATAGAAGCAAGATTGAATTTCATCATATTATTCCAAGAGAATTATGGCCGAGATTAAATCAGAATGTTACTTTGACATTATGTCCAACGCATCATCGTCTTATATATCATCCAGAAAGCACAAGTGGTCCACACAGTATTCAATCAAAAGATAGCTTATTGATTGACGGTATTTACAAAACAAATAAAGGTTATGCAGTTATCTACAAAGATATAAATGATCAAGAAATTACAGAATGGTTTGATGATTAATCTAAAAATATTTTACATAGAAAGTTAGAAATATTTTTACAAAACTTTACACTCCACAAAATAATTACTATATTAATGTTTACATTTAAAACAATATAATGGAGTAAAAAAATGAAAAATAATAATTTTGAAATGTGTGATTGTGTTATGAACAATCAGAATGGTAAGGTTTTCGTCGTTGCATCTGATGAATGCCAAACTCGTAACCGTAGACAGCTTCGTGGTATGGAAATTCGTCATCCGTCTATCGTTCGCACTGCCGAATCTAAGCTTACAAAGATTTCTTCTACCGCACTTTGTGTCTGTGCAGAAGCTGAACGTATTGTAAGATGGAAGAAGAAGCAGTCTGAAGCTGACAAGCAGATTCTCACTATGGCACGTGCACTTCGTAAGGCAATTGTTGCTTAATTAAAGGCTTAAATGGAATTTTATTTCGTCAATAATCTTGATTTACCTCATAACGATAGAAAGCGTAAGGGTGAATTATACGATAGATATATTGACGAATATTTTTTACCAGCCGATGTAGTTTGTATAGCAGGCGGTATATCGGAATTTTTGGATATTGAGATTACATTTTTAATTAAATTAGCACAAAAATATCCAAATGTTTATTATGTTTATGGTGGTTGTGATTTGAGATCCGATATACCGCTTGATTTAAAGTTTGAAACAATAAAGAATAATTTTAGACGTTTACAAAAGAATAAATGCACCCCCGAGCGATTAGACGGTAATATTTTTAGTGTTGATGAGCTTGTGCTCGGGGGTTTTATGGGTTTTGACATGCGGGAAGATATTTCCCAGTGGAACTGGTGGACCGAATCCAAGAAAGATTATATGGATTTCGAAAAAGAACGATACGAAAAAATTATAAATAAATCACCAGTTGTCGATGTAATAGTTTCTTATTATGAACCTAAAGCCATGAAGATAAAAAATGAATCGAAAGTATGGCATTATGGTTATGGAAATAAAAAAGAAATAAAAGAATCCGACGGTAAGCTATTGATTACGAATAGCTGTCATGTTGAAAATTCAAAATTTACAAAGCATGATTTTTTGATTAATTTATAATTTAGAGGTAATAAATGAAGATTCTTGATTTCAATGTAATTGTTGAAAATGTTGAGTCATTAGATAAATTATTGTCTGGTGGATTAGTTCTGCCGAATAATTTTACCATCCCTATGGCATTTGGCCGTGTTACACAAATTGGTCCTGGTAGATTTAATGAAAAGCATAATGTTCAGGTTCCAGTCGACCTTGAAGTTGGTGATTTAGTAGTTTATAATCCAGGCGTTAGCAAAGAAATTGAACTGTCTGTAAAGGCAGAAGATGGAACTGTTCAAAAGAAGAAGTTTAATAAGGTTATGTCAACCGAATGTATGCTTGTTCTTGCAGAAGATAGAAATGGTCAGATTGTTGGTATTAAGTCTGTTAAGGAAAACTACGTCCTTATTAAGCGTGATGCTACAGATAAGAAAACTGCTGGTGGTATCTATATTCTTGAAATGAATAAGACTATCAATAATATCACAGGAACAGTATATTTGTCTGGTCCAGGTAAGTATAATGCTGAACTTAATAAGAGAGTTCCATGTATGGCACAACCTGGCGATAAGGTTGCATTTATTGAAATGCAAGCAATTCAGCTTACCATTCCGATGAAGAATGAAAAAGGTGAAATTGTAAAGGAAAAGTTCTACGAAGTTCCAGATTCTGGACTTGATATTTTGTTGACTACTGATAAAGAAGGAAATATGAACGGAGTAAAGAAAATTAAGGACAAGCATGTTCTCGTTAAGCGTGCTTCTGGTGAAAAGAAAACATCAGGCGGTATCTACCTTCCTGAACTCGACCAAGAAGGTCATTTTGTCGAAGCAACAGTTATCATGCTTGGCGATAAGTTAACTTCTGATGTTAAGGTTGGTGACAAGATTATTTATGTCGACGCTAAGGATAATAACAAGGAATTAAAACTTCCGATTGCTGGTGCTGATGGTAAGGTCACAACTGAAAAATGTTATATCTTGGCTGAATCTGATATTGAGGTAATTCTCGATGACGAAACGCTCTAAAATTACAATAATTTCAATAGCTGTCTTAGTTTACAGTATTATCTTAGGCTCTACTGGAGTCTTCGGTAATACCGTCCAAGACGGTTTATTTTATTTCTTTAAAAATATTTTACCTATAATTGGAATTCTTGTTGGATATTTCTTGACGGTATTTATTCCAATTCGTGTATTCATGGCATTAGAAAGAAATTCTAAGGCAAAGGAAGAATACGAAAAGGAACAGAGATTACAAGAACATGCAGCAAATAGTAAAGAGTTTCAGAATAATATCTTAGAAATGTTAAATAAAGAGGACACTGCTCTATGATCAATGGACAAACACTCGAACAGGAAGTAAACGAACCTAAGCATTATCGTTCTCATGAATCTGGTATCGAAGCAATCGAAATCACTCGTTGGTTACAGTTTGATTTAGGAAACTGTTGGAAGTATTGCATGCGATATCGTGATAAAGGAACGCCAAAGAAAGACCTTAAGAAGGCAATTTGGTATATCAAAGATTTTCATGAGCACTATATTGACTATAATAACGATTCTACTTTTATTCATAGAATTCCAGAAGAAATCGTTACAAAAATGTGTGCCGTTATTGAAGCAGAACCGTCAAATGTTATTAAGGCAATGTTTGAACAAGTTCTTGGTATCGTTACACAAAATGGAATTCTTGAACCCGCAACTTATAACTCTGCTGTAGAAGAACTCACTTCTTATGCAGAATCACTTGAAGAAAAAGAATAATAAACTGGAGAATATATGAACGAATTAAAAATAACTAAAGCTAAGGTTTATCCTTATAAAAGAAAAAGTCGCACAGGCGCAATCGGTGTAGGCATGATCTTTTTAGATAATGGATTATTGCTTACAGGATTGGAACTTATTGAACGTGATAACAAGAGATTTATTAATTATCCTAAGAATCCGTATAACAAAAAAGGTCGTTCATATGTTCAGCCCGTTACAGCTGCAGCAAATGAATTGATTACGAATACTCTCTTTGATGCTTATTATGCAATTAATCCTAATCAGCCTCTTGACGAAAAGTTCTTAAGCGAAGCAACTGAAGATTTCATTAATACATGGACTGCTAATGTTGCTGAAAAAGAACAGAAGTTAAAGGAAATGAAGGAAAAGGCAAAGCAAGAAAAGACTGAAGCCGAAATCAAGAAAGCAGCAGCTGAAGTTAAAAAGGCAATCGAACTTACTCATAAGTTTAATACTCCTGAAAAGAATGCTGAAACTTCTGAATTGATTAATGAATGTTTAAAGCTTGAACAAAATAAGGACAAAGAATAATATGGCACATGGAAAATCATCATTTAAAATGCCGCCACTTTTTAGGAAAGAAAAAGATTTTTATTCTATTGTCAATGACCCTAAAAAATTACAAGCATTAAAAGCAGTAGTAGATCAGGCAGCTAAAGTAAATGATAATTTTAAGCATTTTAAAACCATTTTCGAATGGTATGCTTACGTGGAAACTATATTACCCGAATTTGAAAAGAAAAAAGAATTTACTGAAAAACTGGAGAAACTAATCTATGAATATTCAAATGAATCAAAAGGAAGTGACACCATTGAACTTAGTTAAGACGGTTTACGCTTCCGTTCTCGAAGATGTTAATGAACATTTTGATGACTATGCAAAAATTTTTGTCAAGGATTATGACAATTATAATGAAGAAGAAGCGAAAGTCATTGCAGCTAAAAATATGGACCTGTCAAAGAAAATCAATACCTTTTTAGGAAAGCAGAAACTGGTATAGTATGACATTTAAGATTGGACATATATATAAAGATAGTGCCAATAATACTTATCAGTTTTTAAGAAGAGACGGTGACTTTGGGATTTTTAAATTTAACCTAGTTGAACGTCGATATAAAATTATTAAGTATTGTGGCGTGGAATCAATTATTCAGTTTGGCAAAGTAATCGTAAAATGTGCGGATATTAAACCGACTGATGATCCCGAATTTGATACACCAAAAGAACCCAAAATAATTAAGTTAAATAGTACGCAAAGGTATATTAATGTCTTCAAGAAAAACATCACAGCAAAATGTAGTAGTCACTGAACCGGATGAAAACGATATCAATGATATTCCGCCGGAAGAACAAGAAGGTCAGCAAGTTAATCTCGGTGAAATCGGTAATTATTTTGACGTAGTTCGTAATAATTATTTCGAAGCTCAAAGAGTTATTTTCCTTGTCGGACATATTTCTTGGGAAATGGGAATTCATATTATTCAAAAATTGTCATTCTATGATGACGGAACAAAGAAGCCGATTACAATTTATATTTCTTCCCCTGGTGGCGAATGTGATGTAGGCTTTGCTATTGTTGACTGTATCAATGAATTGAAACGTAAGGGTGTTGAAGTTCAAACTATTTGTATTGGTTCTTGTTCTTCTATGGCTTCAGTTATTCTTGCGAGCGGAACAATCGGTAAGAGATTTGCATTCCCGTCTTCGAGAATTATGATTCACCAAGCTGGCGTTGAAATTACTGGTGGTAAGTTAAATGATATCAGTATTATTCAACACGAATTGCAGGTTTGGACAGACAATATGAATAAGATTTTTAAGAAACAAACTGGAAAAGAACTGGAAGAACTTAGATCTCTTACTTCGTATGATAACTTTATGTCTGCAGCCGAAGCTAAGAAGCTTGGATTAATTGACCAAGTTAAAACCAAATTGATTTAAATATGGAAAATATATTTAATGAAATATTAAAAGCTGAATATCTGGAAGATGTATTTGAAGGTCTTCCAGATACTCCTATGAAAGATTATTATGCGCTATTCATTGCCTCTATGGCGCATTATAATTTTCTTACAATAAGTAGAGAATTTGCAGGTTTACTTTATGTTCATATCTTAAATATGGACATGCCTGATATTGATTCCACAATTGAAAAAATTAATAAATTCTTGATTAATAAATCTATTAGTCAATTGGAAGATGAATTAAATGCAGAAGAATCCAAATAAAAAATCAGAATCTGAAGTATTATTAGATTTTCTTAAAAAGATAGCTAGTGCTGAGAAAGTTTATGAAACTTCTCCATTAAATGCTATTATTGCATTTTTAAACGAAGAATATATAATAGAATCAATACAACAGATTAGTAGTAAGCTATGTTGTAAGTATTCGGATTATACAGATTATTTCTGGTCTTTTGATGATATAGCCGAATTAGTCAAATTAAAAGACACCGACCCTGAAAAATATTATACTGTAATTCAGTATGAAAACATATTATTGAATATTTTAGGGGGTTTATATGAAGTCAAATACAATATAGTTTTAAACCCAGAAGATATATATAAATCATATCTACTTCTATTAAAAACGGAATAATATTATTAAGTATTATAAATATAACGAACAACGGTATAGAATATGAGTGATTTTTTAGACTATTATAACAAAGAAGCGAAAAAGAACGCTATGACTGAAGAAGAACGTTTTGCCTTACACAAGAAACAAAAGGCTATGGAAGCTCAACGCCATAAACTTGACGAAGAAGATGATTTTTACTTCGAAGATGACGAAGTAGCCGATTTACAAGAAGGCATTAGACGTCCGTCTCCTCGTCCGAGACCCATTCATAAGCCTATTCCGCAAACTCCCCCGGCACCAAGACCAATGCCGCGTCCGGTTCCGCAGCCAGCTCCTGCACCGGCTCCTGTTAGAAAGCCTATAGAAGACCCATTCGATAAGCTCGAACGTCCTATTCAGACTTCTGCAGAGGCTCCGAGACGTAGACGTATTATTACTCCAGAAACTCAATCTGCAAATCCTGCTTTGAAAGAAGCATATTCAATGATGGATGCAATTAATTCAAAAGTTGAAGGTATGTTCTACCGTTATGGTATGACTGGCCTTGAAAAGATTAATGAAAATATCGAAGTATTTTTCGAAGCTGTTATTAATCCGCCAAAGGAAGAAACAAAAATTATTGAACAACCAGCTCCAGTGAAGAGAAAGGTTGTAAAAAGAACTGCTCCGGCTAAAACTAGTAAACCTACTGCTACAGTCACTGAAAAAGTAGCAACACCTGTAAAAGAAGCAAAACCGGAAGTTATACAAAAGAAGTTCGAAGATATGAATAATAACTTCGACATTAGTTTGCTTGGACAATCTCTTAATGAACAAGCAAAAGATTCTATTAGAACTGAACAAATAAATAATACTCTGAAAGGCATTGAAGCCAATGCTAAATTAATTCAAGAATCTATCGAAAAGAAAACATCTAATAATACACAAACAAAAGAAGATGAAATAATTCAACAAGAAAATTTAGATATCGTAGACGAAGAAGAAGTCAATCCGGCTTTTGCTGCTCAAGCCGCTCTTGAGGAAGCAATGAATGAACCGGAAATTCCAGAAGTTCCTGATATCAACGTTGATAATGTTTCTGCATAATAATCTAATGAAAAAGAATAAATCTAATAAAAACAAATCTCAACAAAGTGAAAAACAAAATCAGTCCGAAGTGGTTGTTGAAGGCACTGTAATAGAAGCCAGACCCAACGCCATGTTCGATGTGAAATTAGATAATGACCAAGTTATCTTGTGTACAATTTGTGGTAAAATTCGTGTAAATAGAATTAGAATTTTGCCCGGCGATAGAGTAGAGCTTGGATTATCCGTTTATGATATGACACGTGGAAGAATACTATTTAGAAAATGATTCCAGAATATAAAAGAGACAAGAAAACTCCATTAAATATGGAAGAAGTATTAGAAGGTATGCCTGACATAGCAAATCTCATAGCTATGCAAAGCCAATGGGATGAATATGAACAGCCTCCAGATTTCTCTGATATACCACAGGAATTCCAAGGTATGATTCCAGATAATGTCCGCAAACAAAAAGAAGATTTGCGAACATATAACATTTGGTTAACAAAACAGTAAATTAATGAGGTAAAATACTATGACTACTAATGGAAACAATTTTAACGATGCTATCGATTCTGAAGACGTTCTTGTTAATTCGATTCGTGCAATTAAGCAGTTTATTCCTGCTCGTCTCGATGAAGTTAAGAAGACTAATGTTCCTTCTGGTAAGGAAGAGTTTAAGAATGGTTACATGCAGGCTATGACCGATGTAGCAGCATTCGTTAAAGCATTGAATATTTAATTCAATAAAATATTTAAAATAAAAATATGATCTGGATTCCAGGTCATATTTTTTCTATATTATAAATATGTAAATTTCCGTATAATACAGCGAGTTGAAGGAAAGAATAAAAATGAATGGATATAAAAACTGTTATTACGATTTTAAGAAAAATAAAATCTATCTAAAAGAACAAGGTAAAGTTGGTTGGTCAGAACATGATTATATGCCATGGTGCTACATAACCGACGAAACAGGCGAAGGCGCATATAAAGACATTTATAAGAAATCATTAAAGCGTCACGCATGTAAAGATATTAAAGAAGTTGGAAAATATAAAGAAACTATTGCAAGATTTAAAGAAAGTGGCATAACTGTTGCTGAATCAGATCTTACACCAGTCGTCAAGTTCATGCATGAACGATATGATAAGGAAGAAATTTCCGTAGATATCAACGATTGGAATATTTGCTTTTTCGATATTGAAGTTGCTGGTTCGTCTAAATATTATGATGAACAGCTGATTGATATTAGACTTCCAAATGACCCGAAGTCAAATGAAACTGTCGAATTATATAAGTTTGACACACAATATAGACATAAAAATAGATACGAAGTTTTTGATATAGAACAACATTGTTGGGTCAAGTTTGCAGACTCTTGTTTCGTATCTTATGAATTCCCGGCTCCAGAAAAAGCTGACTGGCCGATGAATTTAATTACATGTTATTCTTCAAGAACCAAGCAGACATATACTTGGGGTCTTAAACCATATTTTGGTGAAATTAAAGAACTGCCAAACTATGTAGCATGTAAGAATGAATGGGATTTATTTAATAGATGGACGTCTTGGTTTAAACATCAAGATTTCGATATTATCACTGGTTGGAACTCAGAATCATACGATATTCCTTATATCATTAATAGATGTCGTAAGCTGAGAGATTTAAATCCTGAAAATAAGGCAATTCTTGAAAGAAGATTGTCTCCATTTAACAAGGATCCAGAAGCTGAAGAAAAGAGAGATAGAAAGTTAGAAGATGTTGATTTAGGAACAAAGTTTAATATTCCTGGTCTTTATTCTATTGACTACATGGAAGTCTATAAGACATTTGGTAATCATCCACCAATGCCTTCTTATTCTTTAAACTATGTATCTAACTTCGAACTTAAAGATACAAAGCTTGAATATAGTGGTTCGATTAACGAGACTTACAAATATGAATGGGACAGATTCGCACAGTATAACAGAAAGGACGTATTGTTACCTGTTAGAATCGAAGAAAAGAATAAGCTCTTCCCGTTATTAATCGAATATGCTTTCAACTGTATTGTAACGCTTGATAGAGTTTCAAATAAAGTTCCGACTACTACTGGTTATATTCTTAAATTCTTGCATAATAAAGGACAAGTCCTTAATGATAAGAAGAAATCTCATGATGACTGGTGGGCTAAGGAAGGTTGTTATAAAATTAAGTTACCAGATGGTTCTACTTACTATCAAAACACAGAATGGGAAAATGACAATAAGGAATTTAAGAAGTTCTTATTGTTAAATCGAATTCATCACAGTGAAAATCCTGATATTGAAATCGAAAATTCTCGTGCAGATATTTCTGAATTCTGGAAACCAAAAACAATTAAAGGCGTAAGAAGAACAACAGCACAGTTGTTTACTGCTGCTTATGATGAATTTAAGTTATGGCCACATCCATTCCCTAAATTCCAAACAAAAGCAGGTTATTGTTATGACTTCCCAGGAAGATACGATGATTGTATGTCATTCGATATTACTTCATCATATCCTCACCATATTATGATGTTCAACCTTTCTCCTGAAGTTAAGGTTATTCATCCATCGGCTGCAGATGTTCTCTCTGGAAAGGTTATTCTTACTGACGTTAACGAAGTTGGTTTCTTAAGAACTGATGATGCAATTCTTCCAAGTATTGTTAAGCAAGTATTTGGTGAAAGAAAGATTTGGAAAGATAAGGAAGAAGCAGCTATCGATGCAGGTGATATGGAACTTGCGGCATTGTGTCACAATAGACAGATGACGAAAAAGCTCATTATTAACTCTGTTTATGGTGTTTCTCTTGCTCCGACATTCCACCTTTATGACCCAGATGTTGCAAGATGTATTTGTCGATGTGCACGTGTAACTCTTAGAGACTGGTTATCTCGTTATGGTAATGCTTATTATACATCTACAAAGATGATTAAGGATATCGAAAAGTATTATGGTATCACATTAAAGAATAAGACACCGTTACAGATTAAGAATAGAGAATCAGCAATCGTTCATAATGATACTGACTCGGCTTATATCTGTATTCACGAAATAAGAGAAAGACTTATTGAAGAAGGTATTTATTCGAATAGAAAGACAAAGCCATTACTTCATCCAGTTGATGGAATGACTGACGCTGATTTAGCAGAAATGCACAGAAAGAATCATGAAATCATGATGTATAATAAGTCAGTTGCAGATGAATATAGAGATTTCTTTAAGCATGCAGAAAATATGTTCCAAGATTTCTTTAATGAAGTTCTTGACCGTAGAGCAAAAAAATTCAATGTTAATCAGTTAATTAAGTTTAACAGAGAAAACATCTTTACAAACATGTTCTGTTTCGCAAAGAAGCTTTATATTGGTTCTGTTGTTGATAGTGAAAAGGCATTATTCCCGTTGGAATCTATTGACCTTGAAGCATTGAGTCCTGAAGAAATCGCAGAATTACCTAAGTCGATGATTAAGCATCCTGAAGGTCCGAAGCATAAGATTATGGGTGTTCCTATTAAGAAATCCACAATGCCTGACTTCTGTAAGGTTGCATCTGAAAAGCTCGCATTCGATATCTGTGCTGGTATGTCTAAGGATAAGGCTGACGAATTCATTAGAAATACGTATGATGAATACAGACATTCCGATATTAACGTTATCTCAGCAGTTATCGGTATTTCGAACTATAAGAAATATATTCCATTCCCGATCGATTACTATGTCAAGAATGGTTTGGAATTCGACAAGGGCGATAATACAGCAGTTATCTTCGGTGCAAAGGCTGCATTAACATATAACTATGTTGTAGCAAAGAAGAGATTCAAGCTCAATCCGATTAATAACAATACAAAGATGAAATATATCTATGTAAAACCCAATAACGAATTTAAGTATAGGGAAGTCGGAAAGCCTGGTATAAAACCAATTGAATTTATTGCATTCCTTGATGCATGGCCAGCAGAGTTTAATGACTTATTCGAAATTGACCATGAAACAATGTTTAGAAAATCATTCTGTGCACTGTTCGAGGCAATGTATACGATTAACGGTTGGTTGAAGAAAGGTAAATCACTAGAACTTGAAAAATCTGAACTAGAATCATTCTTCTGTTAATAAAAAAACCCGGTAGTTAATACCGGGATTTTTTTATAATGATTGAATTGCAGCTCCATTTTTAACAACAAAATTTATTGTCTTATCACCTTGCTTTCCTATAAAGGTTAGCTTATCAGCACTATTAATTTTGATGTTATCAAAATAGATATTAGCATATCTTATTATTGCTCTACCCATTCCATTGACTATGGTTTTCTTTCCATTTTTCAATGTTACTAAATAAAATTCAACAGAATGCCAAATTGATTTTGTTCCATACCAAGTAGCTCCTGGTAATCTTTCAATAGCTTTAAGGTCAATACCAATTAATGGCTGACAATTTACTTTGCTCAATAGAACACAGGAGTTTGTGTCTTTCCTTGCAATAACAGCTTTATCATCTGGATTCATTGCTCTACTGTATATTCTTGAATAAATATCGCTAGAACGTTTAGTCTTGGAATTATAAAGCATATAACCTTCAACACCAAGCTTTGTTATACAGAATACACCATCACCAATATAATTAACATCTCTACAACGAGGAACAATAATATTTCTATCCTTTACAATAATAGTTCCACAATCTTTAAGACACTTATAATAATCACCGTCGTATTCATGTAATAGCTTGACTGAATCAAATACACTTTCCATTGCTTCACCACTATCAAGACGAGATTGTAATTCAGATTCTGGTTCAAGCTTGTTTAAATAACGTTTTCCTTCTGCTTCATAATCATGAACAAGATGAACATTTTTCAATTCTTTTAAATTGTTAATATTCAATTCAAATTCACCTAAGCCACGATGTCTACCAAGAAGATATGCAGTAAATGCAAAGTTAATATCGTTTGGTTCTACATCAGCGGAAATTACAATCGGCTTTCCTTCATATGTTCTATTTGCGAATTCTATTGCAACGAATGGAGAAACGCTAAACGAATTAAATTCCTTAGAACGGTTATCAAGAACGTTTACAATATCTCTTTCAATCTTTATATTGTGTTTTCTCTTTAAATCAATATAATCTTCTTCAGAAATATTAAAGCCACGATAAACCGTTGTAGTTCCGTGCATATATTTCTTCAAGAAGTTTAAAACCATATCAACTATATTTTTATATTTCTTATATAATGTCTTTAAAGATTCCTCATCATTGGTATTAAGATAAGTATCAGCGTCTGCAATTACTGGCTTACTCTTTTCATCATTATATTTTTTCAATGAAGCTTTTGCGCCATCAATATATCCATCAAGTGCAGCAGAAATAAGAGTTCTATCATCTCTCTTTCTAATATCAAGCCACTTAATACCTTCTCTATCATCGTAAATTTCAGGGTCAGCAAAATCAACCTGTTTTGGTCGATGCTGAGCCACATTAGTCTGATGATAATTTAATCTCTGCTTATCATACGGAGTAAAGTCTGGGCTTTCAAAGATATTACAATAAGTCTTAAAGTTCATAAGTTTCCATTAAAGTACAAGGTCATCTAATTCTATATAATCAACGTCATTAAAGCCTAACAATTTTATTAACAAATCATATCGCTGATCACCTTTATCATATTCCCATTTATCTGCAGGAAACTTTACATATTCCCAATAATCTCGTGGTGAATCAACAACAATTCCTTGTTTAATTTTTTCCATAGCTTGTTCTATATTTAGATATGGAAGCCAAACTCTATCAGGATGAGAATAATTTGGCCAATGAATACTCCACAAATCACCAAATTTCTCTTTCATAAAAGCTTGACCTTTTTCCGTCCAATTAAGCATATATAACGTAAATTTATTATCTTCAATATAACCGGCATCATATAATGCATTAGTTAGGTTAGTTACTTTTTGCTGTATTTCTTCATCCATAACAATACCTTATAATACTATATCATCAAGTTCAATATAATCATCATTAACAAGAATATCGGCATTAATAGCATTAATAAATAATTCTAATCTACTATTATATTCTTCTGTATGATTTTCCCAATCTCCATACCATATATAATCCCAACGGTCAAATCCTGGATATGGAAGCCATAAAGATGTTTTATCACCAAGATTAGTCCAGCAATCTATATCCCAATTTTCACCAAATGTATCAGCCATAAATCTTGAACCAAGCGGGGTAAAATTAACATTATCCTCTATATTATTACTTGTAATATAATGGCGTTCATACATCCAATTTAATAAATCACTAATTTTTTGACGTGCTTCTTCATCCATAAACTTTTCCTTTAAAGTATAAGATCATCCAATTCTATATAATCAACTGTGTCTAATTGTAAATACTCTAAATACAAATCAAGTCTTTTATCAGCACCTTCATCCCATCGATGAAAATAAAAGTAGTCCCAATAATCACGTGCACTTACACTATTACCATTAAAAGCATCAGGCATAACAGTTTGTATGTTTACATATGGAAGCCAAATTTTTTCAGGTTGTGAAAAATTCGGCCATGCTGTTCTCCATAATTGACCAAATTTTTCTTTCATAAAAGCTTCGCCTTTATCCGTCCAATCAATTTTTCTTGTATTATAAAGATATCCATTAATATAATCATTTTGATAAAGAATCTCTACAAATCTGTTTATTTTCTCTTCTAATTCTGGTGTCATATTAAACCTTATAAAACAATATCATCCAATTCAATATAATCAGTCTCAGTTAAATCTGCATCAATAAGTTCAATATACAAATTTAATCTTTGTTCATATTCTTTTGGCGTATTTTCCCATTGTGAAAAATATACATAATCCCAACAATCATAGGCTTGAAGTTCTTCGCCAATATTATATACATTAGGATAAGGAAGCCATATACTATCATCGCAACAAAAATTACACCAATTTATATCCCACTTATCACCAAGTTGGTCTTTTATGAATTTAGAACCTTCATCGGTATAATTAATAATCATACCGATTTCATTATTATCGATATAATTGTTATCATATAACCAAGCTATTAAATTCTGTAATTTTTTACGAGTTTCGTCATTCATGTATTATTTATAGTTTTTGAACAGGTTGACAAGGTTTAAGAATATTACTATATTATTGAATTATGATAGCAATAGATGAATTAGAAAGCACATTAAAACGAATCTCTCTTTTGGTAACTAATACAGATTCTCCAGAAGAACGAGCAATCGGTAAAATAATTCTTGGCAACATTGGTCCTATCGTAGGTCAATTAAATGCCTTCATTAAAACTCCGGAATTTTCACAACAAGTAAAAACTGAGAGAGAATTATCAGAATCCAGTGAAACCGACTAAACTATAAATAAGGTATGCGATATACCTTAAAAGACTGCTTAGAATTTTATGATTTTTTTAACCAGGACTTCTTTTATGAGGAGCTTGGTAAAAAATTGAAAAAATGTCAGTTAACCGTAAAGGTAACTGAAGCCCGTAAAATGTTCACGAATTTGCAGAATACCGATTATAGGGAAATTCATGGATTGTCATGGACAAATGGTTCAATAAATAAAATCTGGATTAACCCACTATTATTGAATAATAAAAAATTCTTGATGAATACATTACTACATGAGATGATTCATCTTTATGTAGATAATGAGCAACCAAATATAAGGTCATACAATAAAGGTCATGGTGCATTGTGGAAAAGAACTGCAGCATTGGCTACTAAACTTTATGGTGATGACTTGGGACCTATTGAACAATATGCTTCTACTGAAGAAGTAAAGATGGCTAACCACTACGATACATTAAATCGCACGAAACCGTTAACAAATGCTTTCATTGTAAAGATAAACAATGACCTTGTTCCTGTAAAAGAACTTACTGATGAACAAATTGAAGAATTGAAAGATGCTGGTGTAGATGGTATATTCAAAATTAAAGAAGGTATAAAACTTCCATTCAATACCAGAGTAACTAAATTCATTCCTTATGCTAAAGTCTTAGAAGCTGTAAATGAAGGTTCGATAGATGCAGAAATGGATGAAATCTGTAGCTTCCTAGCTGGAAGAATAAAACTAGGTATCGATACAGACCGAATCTATTTAAAGAGAAAATAAAAGACGGAATTAAACCGTCTTTTTCTTTTTCTTTCTGTTCATAAACTTAACTATTTTATTTTTTAAGGCTTTCAAACTGTTTAATAATGCAGTCTTTATATCCTTTTTCATTTTTGTTTGCTTTTTTCTATTGTTGACTATATCTGGAATTTCTTTATTATAGTCAATACCAAGCATATTTCTCTGTTTAAAAGATTTAAGTCTCAGTTTTTGGATATTTTTCATTTGACCTTGACGTTTTACCTTACCTTTTAGCCTCTGTGCCAATTCACGACGTTTACGTTCGGTCGGAGTTATTATATGTTCTTTTGGATTATGATTCTTATCATATTGAACTCGACAATTCGGCTTAGTACTAACCCAGTGAGTTATCTTCTTTCCATCTCTTACCACGGACTTCTTTACTAAACGTTCATTAATCGCGTTTTCGTGCTCCGTGAGGACTTTTTCTGCATTGTCTATATATTCTTTCCAGGTCATAAGTAAATGTCTTTAAATGAGTCTTATAATCTATTTATAGTTTTATATAGGCTTTGGAAAAACTATAAATAATATAACAAAATTTATAAAGGCCTAAATATGGATTTTAACACTTTTGGACAAGAATTAGAAACTATTATCGATTATTTGAAATCGAATTCATATACTGTTGTAGTAAACATAGACAGAGCTTATTCTACATCTGCCTGTCCAGATATTCGTCAGTCTACTAGATATTATTCTAGCCGTGATGGTATTAATATACTTGGGGCTATTGAAACTCATTGTTCATATAATCCAGCGGGTATTGCTATTTTCGTTTCGAAAAATTTTGTTCCAAACAATATTAAAGTTTTCAAGGATTATATTGCCTATGAAATGCTAAGACGTAAAACATCCCGTAGAGAAGATGTTAAAGAAAACTGGAGTATAATCGCTTCTATTGGTTTTAATATCTTTAAAACACCAGAAAATGATGAAATTAAATGGCAAAAAGTTAAATGTGAATATAATAGTGCTAGCCATAAAGCTATATACGTTATCGATCCAGAAACGACAGATATATCTGAACTAATTTATTATATTCAGACACAAATAGAACAGGGCGTAAAAGCCAATTTGGAAAAGAAACTTGACGAATATAAAAATAAAGATTATCCGGCAAAAATTAAACGTTTACAAGATAAACAAAAACGGCAATCTACAGATAATAGACAGCGTGATAGAATCGTAGCCTTACTTAGTGATAATTTTATGAAGAATTTTGATATATGCCGTGATATTAGTGATTACTGGCTTGATGACGTTATTGCTGATAGAGCTATTGATGAAATTAATGATACTATCGATGAGTATGAATCTGATGGACGTAATGTAGATGATTGGGATCCTGATACAACTCATGATTATATCTGGTCATTTACAGAATGGTTAGATAAAGAATATGCTGGTCTTATTTACAAATTTGCAGAAGAAGAATTAACCGGTGATCAGCTTCCGGTAAATTTAGATGTTATACAAGATTGGTATTATGATGTAGGAGATCATTCTTTACCTGATGAAGATGATTTCCCATATCCAGATGATGATTAATAGGATTTAATATGGAAGAATTAGCACAATACATAATGCAAAAATTAGGTGACAAGGTTTATGATGAATTATTCATAGACCCAGAAGATTATAACAATCTTCCAGCTTATGAATTCTATAAAGAAATTGTTGATAATTGCAACATAGAACATCCTGAAATTGTAAAGGAATTTGAAAAGCAACAAGAAAAAGAATACTATGACAGTTTGCCAAAGGAAAATATTGAAGCATCCAAAGTAGAAGCTGATTTTAATCTTGCTTGTCAAATTACTGAAGATGTGCTAAAACATCCATCTAAATACAAACTTAGAAAACCTGATTATGGTATTTGCCGTTCTATCTATACTCCGTTCTTTAATATGACTAGATCTAGAAGCTATATGGATTTGAAAGATTATTTACTTAAAAATTCCAAAGGCTGTCTGCCAAAGTCAACTATAAACTGCAAAAAATTTTATAACCAAATCGTTTATATTGCAAAAAATTATAGGAACCAGTTCTAATGACACTTGAAGAATATAAAAATTTACTACTTGATAATGGCATTATAGAATGTGATCCAATAAATTCACAGTTATATTTGTTTACTCAAAAGGGAATGGATATGATTAATGAAAAATTCCCTGGATATCCTACTGGCTGGAAATGTGCAGTAGAAAAAGGTGCATTTTGGGGTATTCATCCTGAACATAATGAAGTTTACGATTGGAATTGGTATTATGAAAAAGAAGAAAATCAAAAAGTAATGGAAAATACCTTAAAAAATGTATTCCAAATAGACCCAGATAATTCAGATTATATAGAATTAGAGGATATTGTACTATGACGATTGAAGAATATATTGATATATTATTAGAAAATGAAATTATTATGAAAGGCGGTAGTAATGACGATAGACCATATCGCTTTACTGATAAGGGTATGCAGTTAATTCGTGACCAATATCCAAATTATCCTGATGGCTGGTATAATGCTATATTAATCCATGGAGGTTCATTAAGGTTTTGGGGCGTTAAAAAAGGCGAAACAGATGAATGTGACTGGGAATGGACTAAAGAAGATGAACAAGGCGTAATGGAAAATACCTTGAAAAATGTATTCCATATAGACCCAGATGATACAGATTATATAGAATTGGAAGATATTGTACTATGACAGTTGAAGAATATATAGATTTATTATTAAGTGCAGGTATTATCAAAGATGCGCCAGATACAGCTTCTGCTGACATGGTTTATTTTTTCACTGATAAAGGTTTTAGATTAATTAGAGAAAAATTTCCCGAATATCCTAGTAATTGGCCTGCTGCAATATGGAAAAATCCAACAGATGATGCATTAGAGTTTTGGGGAGTTCCAGATATTGATAATGATATGTTTAGATGGACATGGTTTAAAGAATATCGTCAAGATGTAATGGAAAATACCTTGAAAAATGTATTCCATGTAGACCCAGATGATTCAGATTATATAGAGCTAGATGATATTGTATTATAAGGAGAATTATGACAATTGAAGAATATGGAGAATTATTATTTGATGCTGGTTATCTTTTAAATAGTCCAGATTCAGGCAATTTAAATGGTGAAGAATATAATATATACAAATTTACTGAAAAAGGATTTGAAAAGCTCAAAGAAAAATTCCCTGGCTATGATGCTAATCAGTGGATATATGGATTAACAATCGGAGAATCTTTTAGAACTAAAAAATTCTTAGGTTATAGACCAGATGCAAAAAATTCATGGGATTGGAGCTGGTATAATGAACATTTCCAAGATGTAATGGAATATATGTTATATGATATATTCAAAGTCAATGAAGCTGATTCTTATATAGAGCTAGACGATATTGTATTATAATATCCTATAAATAATAATATAAAACAATATATTATAGGAGATTTAAAAATGCCAAATATTTCTATGTCACAAATTCAGTCTGCACGTAATATGCAGGACCAGATCGACGCTATGGGCGATCGTGAATATATCAAGACCATCTGTAACACAATTATCAAGATGCTTGATAATCCAGCTACTTCCAGCCTTGACCTTTCTACTGCTCGTACTCTTTGTCAGGACTTTGCAGAACAGGTTGAAGCTGACCTCGAACGTAATGCCGATCAGATTGACTTCGACGGAACTAATACTCCGGCTGAAGAACAGATTGCTGAAGAACCAGTCGAAGAAGAAGAAGAAGTTTCTATGGACGACGACTTCGATTTCGATGAATCCTATAGACCTTCTCTCAAGGAAGCTAAGGATATCCTCAGAAAGCATGGCTATATCTTCGGTTAATTGATATTAAATAACTTTTAAAGAGTCAGGATTTTTCTCCTGACTTTTTTATACTTATAAATAATACATATAAAATTAGAGTATAAAATGATAAAAAAAGTAATTAAATATCTCTTTAAAACTGATGATTATTCGCAAGAAAACGCAGGTAGAGTTCTTGAACGAATAAAATCAGGCGAATTTGATAATGAACGTAGAAATAGCAGAAATGAAGTCAATCGAGTTCAAACAGATGTTGATTATCTATACATTGATGTAAAACTTATATATATGGATTCATCAAGGTTTACAACTGTACCAAAAGATGCTGCCAATGAATCTGAACGATATCAAGAAGACCACGGCTTCAATAGCTGGAGATTCTTATATATGATGTTTGAAGACGGAACAGAATTTTATAATCCAGGTAAACCACAAGAATATGAAAGACTAAAAGAATATATGGAAACTGAAGATGTTCCAGACGATTATATAGAATTAGAGGATATTGTATTATAGGAGTTTAAAATGATTGCTGGAATAGTTAATGCGGACTTATCTAAATTAGTAAATTTATTACCATTTGTAGACAACACTGGTTTTATTTATAACCCTAGATTTTTTGACTGGATGTGTGAAACTGCTCCTTATGATGAAGTCAACCTTATGAAACGCACTTGCAGTACTAACCAGGTTAGGGAAATGTCAGATGAAGAACTAATAAACATAATGAGCATGCTTTGGGATAAATGGATAGAATTTAGTAATGATAAATCACCAAAACCAGAATGGCTAATTACAGCAGAAGATTATATAGAACTAGACGATATCGTATTATAAGGATTTAAAATGGAACATAGTAAGATTAAATATGTATTTAGAGCCGATGGTCCACTAGGTAAACAGCATGTTGAAGGCTTAATTAAATCATATGAAGAAAACCCAAATGGTCACTATGGCGCCTATGCTGATAAAGTCAATATAGAAATAACCGAATTCATGGATAATGACATTAGCTTTTATTATAGGAATTCATCGGGTCGTGTAAGCGATTTATGTATGCAATATTATGACTATACTGCATTCGTTATGGAGGAAGGTATTATTTTCTATAATGTCGGCTCTGCAAATGAAGAAAAAAGAAAACTACGAGATGAGTTTATTAGTTATTGCAAAGATGGCATAATTCCTGAATGGGCAAATGAAGATACTGATTATATAGAATTAGACGACATCGTATTATAAGGTTTTAAGATGGAACATATTAAAGTTAAATATATTATAAAAAGCGATGATAGCTTAGAAGAAGTCCAAACGCTCGTTCAAAGAATCAAAAACGGTGATTTCGAAACCGCTGAAATCGACGGTGATGGTAGAATCATGCCTGTTTATGGTAGCGATATACCTAGTGAGACAGTTATATTCAAAGACGTAGATATTATCAAGTTTTCTTCACCTGTCGTCTTTACAACACAATATGGCCGTTATACTTGTACCCATAGAACCGATGCTTGGCAGCATTTCTATATCCAAATGGACGAAGGTATCGAATTCTTCGATTTAGGCAAAAAATCAACAACTGACGATATAGCAGATGATGATTTATATCAATATTGCGTATATGGAACAATTCCAGAATGGTATACCGATAATACAGACTATATTGAATTAGATGATATCGTATTATAAAAGGATTTAAAATGGATGTAAAATTAATCGTAACAGAATCAAGCGATAGTAAAGACTATCTAAAAACAACACTTATGAATGATCGTAATATAGGTAATTGCTCCTATATTCTCCATTATAAAGATTATAGTCATGATAAACTCTATCGTGAAACACAAAATGAAACATGGATGTTTATACCAGACGAAAGAAGTCTCTCTAACGAAATCAGTCAATGGTATGTTGGTAAAGGCTATTGTAAATACTGCGGTGTCAGAGTAATCGTCGACGGACAAGAAGCTCCAGAACCAATCATTTCCAAAGAAATGAAAGATACTCCTAATATACGCCAACACCTTAATGAATTCATGAATGAAATCAAAAATACCATAGACGATTTATCTGGTGCTGGTGATTACATTGAACTAGACGATATCGTATTATAAGGATTTAAATAATGGTTTACGATAAAATTAAATACGTATTTAGAAAAGACGGTCAATCTGGAAAAAAATGGATAGATAACTGTCTGAAATTTTATAAAGATAATCCAGATAGTCCAGCATTAGTAAATGTTGCATCTCGACATAATATTAAAATTGTATCTATAAACGATATAGGCTCTTATATTAAATACAGTGATGCCCACAACGATGAACTAGGTCTAAATCTGGAATATTGTGGTCATACAGCCGTAATTATGGACGACGGAACTATTTTCTACGACCTCGGCGAATATGGCGAAAATAAAAGTGAAATGCAAAAAGCCTTTTATGATTATGTTGTAAATGGCGCAATTCCAGAATGGGCTGTCACAGACACAGATTACATTGAACTCGACGATATAGTATTATAAAACCATGAAACACGATAAAATCAAATATATGATTAAAACAGACTGCGACTCAGATGTATTCCAAAGCATCATAGATAGAGTCAATTCTGGCGAATTCGAAAATGCAGAAACAAACGATTACGGTAAAATTAAAAACGGAATCCTTGAAAATGGCCAAAGAATATCAGGTACTGTAGTATACAGAGATTTAACCATTGACAAATTCGTAAATGCAAATGAATTCGTTACCTGCACTAATGTAAATAATAGTAATACAACTCATTGCTTAGATGCATGGAACCACGTCTATATCCAAATGGAAGATGGTTTAACTTTCACCGACTATGGCGCAAAGGCAGATTTCTCAGAAATCGATAAAGCCGATATTATAAACTATTGTAAAGACGATATAACCCCAGAATGGGCAAATGCAGACTATATAGAACTAGACGACATCGTATTATAAGGATTTAAATAATGGTTTATAATAAAATTAAATACGTATTTAGACAGGACAGTTCAAGCCGCTGGGTAGAAGAACAAATAAAAAGGTTTAAAGAAAATCCAGATGATCCGCAATTAGCCGGTCTCACACGTATTCATAATCTTACAATCGTTTCCATAAATCCTGAAAGTTATTTTGTTAAATACAAAAAAGAAGGATATATCCAAATACAAGGTTTAGATATGGATTATTACATGCATACAGCTATAATTATGGAAGACGGAACAATCTTCTATGACCTTGGCGGAAATGGTCCAAATAAAGATGCAATCAGAGCAGCTTTCTACGATTACTGCGAATATGGAAAAATTCCAGAATGGGCTGATACAAACGCAGACTATATAGAACTAGACGACATCGTATTATAAGGATTAATTATATGTATTTCGAAATTTTAATAAATGAAACTAACTCCAGCGAAGCTGAAATAAGATCCAGACTAGGAACTGAACATGCTGTCAGAACTAATTCTCATGGTTCCAAACAATTCAGATTCGAACATCCAATAGAAATAAATGATATCGCAAAATACAGAGTTCCTGGTGAACCCGCTAGAGGCTGGCAAATATCTACTCCTTCCGCAGACGGTGGCTGGTGCGTAGGTAGATCATGGGGTAAATACGTAGGCGCCAGAGTAAGATGCTGGGAATCAGAAGCAGACTTTAGAAGAAACTATAACGACTATAATAATATGTCAGAACTTATTATGTCTAATCCTATATGGACTACCAGAGAAAACCCATCTGAAGAAGAAATCAATAGAACAGAAGTAGAATCTAAAAATTTCATATTAAGAATAGTAGATGCTATCAATAACTTCTTCATGCCAGATGACTATATAGAACTAGATGACCTAGTATTATAATACATTATATCTAATCCTATAATATATAAAACCGACTCAAAAAAGCCGGTTTTTTATTACCCATTAAGAAAAAAATTTTTAAAAAATTTTTCAAACCTAGCATATTTCAAAAATAAGCCCGGGCGGGGGTAAAATATCATATATAGCAAAAATTTGAAAATTATAACCAAAATATATATTGCCATAGCATATTGCGGTGTAGCCATAGTCAGAATGTAATGTAGCCATAGCATATTGCGGTGTAGCCATTAGAAATAAAAATTTTTAAAAAATTTTGGGAAACAGACACACACACGAAAAAAGCCGCTATAAGCCCGGGTAGCTATGGTCCCAGGGGAATATAGGCCCTTAGGAGCTTAACACATTTTTTCTGGGTTTTTCCCTCGCACCGGGGTGTCAAGATAGTAGGCCCCCCCGGGGCCCCCCGGGCGCCTTTTTATACGTCAGATAACCTGTCATGTTTGCTGACATTATCTTATAAAATGACAAACAACCTGACGTTTGTCAGGTCGTTATGTTACGTCAGATGTCTTGACATACTAGATTCTGATACCAGCCTTGGTCAAGACTTCCGTCAAGTTTTCAGTCAGTGTCTTTTCAATCTGGTCGACGATTTCTTTGACGTCTGTAATCATGTAGTCAACCTGTTCATCAGTCAGACGGTCAGACAAGTATTCAAACGTCTTGACGATGTGTTCAACTTTCTGCTTGCAGTCTTCAGAGATGTAGTCGCCGATGACAGAATTCTTTTCAGCAGCCTTGACAATGGAAGTCAGATTGTGAAGTTCTTCAGACTTCTTGTTAGACTGTTCAGAAGTCTTGTCGGATTTCAGACCAGAAATGATGGTTACAGCCAACTGATTGAAGTCGACAGATTCCTTGTTGTTCAAGATTTTGAGGATGGCGGAAATGATTTCAGTATTCATAAGTTAACCTGTTTTTTTATAAATGACTTAATTATCATTTATGTTATAAATATAGCTAATTTTATTATAATTGTAAATAATAATCTTATGAAAATTTTAAATCAGACAACCCAATTCCGGTAATATAAGTAAAATCAGCCGATTAACAGCTGATTTTTGCAAGCATTAAAGATATATGAACGGAATTAAAGAACAATGTCGTTCAGTTCAATATAATCCTCTGTTCCACTGCCGGATTCAAAATAATCCTTGAGTCTTTGCCTTTCTTCTTTCGCGTTTACACCCATATCGCCAAGATCGGCAAAAATTTCGCCTGTATCGAGCATAATTCCATAATGTTTCCATGCCGTAAAGGAAATGTGACCATAAGGGGAATCCTCGAATGTAATACGATCGTTATCTTCATACTCGGAACTTATTGTCTTAATTTCCGCTTCAATCCAATCACGTGGCCTATTTTGGCGTTGTTGCTTCTGGAGATCTTGGATTATATCTTCTTTATCACATGGAAGATCTGATCTATATCTGTATATTACCTTCATGTCTTATTTATATGAGTAATAATTCCATAAGTCATAATATGCTTAATAACTTTATAGTTTTATATGCTTAATAACTTTATGGTTTTATACTTAACTAATTACGGACCATTTCCAAGAACTGTTCTGGGGAGATAAGGGTGATTCCCATGTCACGAGCTTTCTTTGCTTTACCAGATGTAGAGCTTGGATCCTGTATCACCAGATAGGTGAGGTCCTTGGTAACACTGTCCTTGTTGATTCCACCATTCTGAGTCACCATGTCCTGGAGATCCTTAC